TTATCGGCGACGGCTACATGAGCATTCAGCAAAAAGCCAGCGGTCCCGCTTGTCGCAGTTGTTAGGCCTGTAAATATATTCGAAGTCGTATCTGTGATAATCATTTGATCGCCAGCTGGATCACGGCAGACTCTGATCGTCGCGGTTGTCGGATTGCTTGCAAGGCTAGAAAACTGGACAGTGATCAGGCTAACATATCCGCGATAAGCCTGATCCGGAGGGAACATGCCCATGTCAATTTGTGCAGCTTTTGATACGTCGAAATTATTATCAATTCCTGTTATTGGCGTATCAAATACCGCTCTAACCGTTTCGCCATTCATCGAAGACTCCTAATTTTTTGACGGGCGTATAGCCGCGCGAAGAATTTGAGATCCGGCGGACACAAAACGCCGATCAGCTTAGCGCAGTCCTCACAATCTGATAGCGCCGTGTGCGCCTTTCTACGCTTCCAATTTAGCCATGCGCATATATTGTCAAGCGACATCGACTCAAGGCCCAGAGGAGCAAATGCGGCCCGGCATGCGTCGCGCGTGTCGAGATATGGAAAGCGGATCGGGATCTCTTTGCTGTGTTTGTTGCTTAGAGCCCTCAAAAACTTAATATCAAATTGCACATTATGGCCAACTAGAGTCGCGTCAGTGTGTCGAGCCATGAAAAAGCTAATAAGATCGGCGGCCTTTTGCTGATTCACAGCTCTATTTCGCCATTTTTCAGGATCGTATCCGTTGATCTCAAGTGCTTTCTTATCAGCATTTTGAGGATGATCGGGGAGAATCCATAATTCCCATGACTCTATTATGCGCCGATCATAAACAACGAGCGCGCCAAATCCGATCATTTCGTGCTTATTGGGATCGAGTCCGGTTGTTTCGGTATCAATGATAAGATATTTCATCAAATTAGCTCTTTTGTTGGCACGTCAAGACACACATAAGTTATGCTAAATCCATACACAACGATAACACAGGAAGCACACAACATGCAACGATATGCAAAAGTCCCGGATTTCATAGTCACATCAGAGGATCAGCAGCTGATCACGTTATGGAGCGTGATCTATTTGTCAGAAGTATCCCGGCAGCGTCATGATCATCAAAAGAACATGCGTAATTATTCAATGAATAGAAGTAGATACTTTAGATTATTGAAGAAAGTAAGAGAGTATATCAACGAAGAAACGCGCGCCAGATCGCCCGGGACTCAAGCGAGACTCCGCCGGGACTCGAGTAGGACTCGATTGAGACTCGAGCGGGACTCAAGTGAGACTCCAACAGTACAAACGATCCCGGATATATCGGAGTCCGTGATTCCACAGTGGGACTCAAGTGAGACTATAGTGAGACTAGAGCGGGACTCAAGTGAGACTATAGTGAGACTCGGGCAGGACTCGACTCCTGTACAAGTCCGGCGTGATGGCGTTCATGTAGGGCTCTATAAGAATAAAGATAATAATAAAGATCATGATATTTCTTTTCAGGAACCTATATTGAAATCAGATCGCGAGATCTACGAAATGACAACAGAGGAGCGGATCCGATATATCCGCCTAAACGAACAACGATTAAAACAAGCGGGAAGATTATGAGCCTAGAATACAAAACAGTTGAGTCAGTATTAGATCTGATATGTGGCAACTGGTACAGCACAACACAAACGCGCGATAATTGGCGGCGTCAAATCAACAAGGCATGCGCAAAAGTACCCGGCATGATCCTGTTTTCGATGACAGAGCTATTCATTCAATCAACCAGCTCGCAATACATGCCTCCATTCGGGCAATTTGTAGAATTCATAAAGGATCAGTGTGGACAGCAGTATTTTAGAAGAGAGCATGGGGAATACTGCGATCACTGTCAACACTTTGAGGGCTGGAGGGAGATTCTAGCCACCTTTAGAGATTCGGAGGGGGAATATAGGGAGCGCCTATTTAAAGCGCGATGTGATTGTTCCAGCGAGGGCCTAAGCGGGAATCCATGGACGTGGCATGTGCAGAAGATAGAAGAAACCCATGCAGCGATGCGCCGCCCGGGCGATCCTGATTGTTCGATTCTTGTTTCTGATTCCCAGCTGACGAATCTGCGCAACTTTAGCGGAAAGACATGGCGCATGCGCTTAGATCGTGGATACTTCGGAGAGGATGAACACGGCGCAGTATATCCGATTTGGAGTCATGATTTTTGGCTTACGTCAGTAGCTCCGGCGCTGCTTGAAGATCTGAATCGTGAGGGCTACGAATGGAGCATGCCCGATCAGCTAATCGAACGACGAAAACGTAAACGCGTTTCATTATTGCGACGAATGAACAAACATAAATCTAAAGATCAATTATTCGAATTGATGGGAGACTACAGATGAAGCACAAAGACAGAATGATCCGCACGAAGCCGAAAGGACAAAGGACAACAGCGCCCGAGAAAGGGACTCCCTCGACAGAATACACGATCACGCTTAGCGAAGATCAAGTGAAGCTTTTGAGTCTCTTTTCAACGATCGATCACGTTAGCGCGGAGGACTGGATCGCGCGTTGCGTTGGCCGCACGCTTGTCGATCGCGCTAGTGGATTCGGACGTTGACAACTTAGATAAGAATAAGTTATGATACTATGGACAACTAAGGAGCACAGCATGCAAATAACAGTACAAGAGCAAACAATACACATAAGCCAAAGCACCGGACAGGGTGACAAATCACGCGAAAAGGGCGTGATCTGTTCCTTTTGTTTAGCTACCGAGCACCGCGACATTTTAGATCGCATTGCACAAGAAGCGAACACAACCAAAGCGCAAGTAGTCCGATCGGCGATCGAGTTTCTAGGAGCAGCCCATGACTCTTCAACAATTCAACGATAGAATCGAGCAACTAAGAAGAGTACCGCAGTGTCGACTCAACGCTGATCAGCTACTGACTAGCGCGACGCTTCAGAGGACAATCTTAAACGCTGGCTTCGATCTACAGAACGACAAAGCAACAATTCAACGACTCCCGCTTTCGTTTGAAACAAGACAGATCGCAGAAAACAAGAAGCTTGACATGCTACTTTTGGCGGTGCTGCATTGGATCGAACATGGGATAATTCTAAGGATGAAGACATGGCGACGTATGTAAACATGGAAGATATGCGCGGACACTTGCGCAACCGTAACGCGACTCCGATCCTATCTGATCAAGTGCTTCAAACATTGGGACAGCAATATGACAAATTAAGCGCAATTGACACAGAGCAGACGATAAGCATGCAACTCGCAGGCTTAAAATTTAGACAAATTAGATCGCTAGTTACAAGTTTTAGCGATAGTACATTACAGCGATCGATCGACTATTTAATACTTAGTGAATTGATAGATTGCGAATACTGGAAAAGCACTAATCGACGTTATTTTTTGAACGTGCATGGGCTAGCTGCTTATTATGAAAACTGTAAAGAACAGAAAGAGCTAATTTCCGAAGATATAGAAACTGAGACAGTTGAAGAGCAGCAAGAGCAGCAAGAGCCAACAGCAAAAGAGTCAGCGCTAAATCTTGAACCGACATATTTGAGCGATGAACAAAAGACAATGATTCAACAGAACGTGAATCGCTTGCAGTGCTTCGAAATCGCTGATCATCTAAATCGTCAAGAAAACAACATGCTGATCTCTATTCAAGACGACCATGTCATGGTTATGCTTGGCGGCGACTTCTCACAAATCAAATCAACGCTTGAATCTTTGATGAAATGACTCAGAACTTCGCTCAATTTTTGCGCAAATATATTGTTAGAAGCGGCGAGTCCGTGTACTATTTCCAGCAACAGAGCGACGTTCCAAGCGGCCAGATCTATAGATATATCAATGACATGTCATTACCATCATTGATCATGTACGCTAGAATTATGAAGCAGATAATCAAGCAAGAAAAGAACAAGAGAGATCAAAGCACAATCCTAATTGAAGCCCATGAATCAATCCTCCAAAGCATGCAGGAGCGTGACAAATGAACAGAAACGGCCACAAAGGGCGCCCCTCGAAGCTGAATCAAGTTACAGCGGCCGCGATATGTCGTGCTTTAGCGCGCGGCGCTACGTATGAAATAGCGGCGGGATATGCAAAGATCAACGTTTCGACTCTGTATTCGTGGCTCAGTAAAGGCAGAGAGGGCCGATCGCCTTATGATGAATTTTTCCGAGCTGTCAAGGAAGCGGAAAGCGTTGGCGCTATGAATCTACTTAGAACGATTCAGGAAGCATCGATCGACGATCCCAAATATGCATGCTGGTTGTTAGAGCGTCGCCACGGCTACACGCAAACAAGAGACAACACGCCGCCGATCGAGATAACGATCAACGCGGCAGAATTAGACGTTCAACAATTACTTATAGAAGCAAAAGAGCAAACGAAAACGATCGCCGCTTTGAGCGGGCCCACGATCGATCTAGACGAGCAGTAGAATGAAAGTCGTCATGCATGCTTTCTTTGTGTTTTTGATGATTCTCTATTTGTTCATTGTGATCTATTTCGCTTTGAAAAATTGCCCAATATGCGACAAGGATCCATGCACATGCAAATACAAAGGGAAGTGATTCAAGACTATATCGATCTAAGTCGAAAACTCGAAAAGCTACAGCGCGCCTATCCCTTAGCGCTTGCTAAACTATGGCGTCCGCATTGTCACAGATACGACGGCCAAGGATCGAAGAGTGAGCGCGCGCGCGGTTGCGGACGTGAAATGACAGCGCTACAGAATGGACTTTATCATTGCGCGTTTTGTGGAATAACAGAACAGCGCACATGTCAGCAAGAAGCGTTGCTAAGACTCGGCAGCGAAGCGACACTAATAAGCGGCGGAAATCGCGCAGGGAAGTCGGAGATCGGCGCCATGCTATGTGTAGCCACGGCAGCGGGGCGCGGTGAATGGTGGGTGAGGGAATGGCTTCGATTGAACGATCTACCGGCGGATCTAGTTCCGGAGAATCCGTCAAACGTCTGGATCAGTGCTCTATCTTATGGCGACGCGTTGACGTACTTACGGCCAAAGATTGAAAAGTATTGTCCACAGTCGACGCGATTCGTTAGATGGCGAGCACAGGATCGAGCTACTGCGCTATTACCTAACGGCGGAAAGATACAGAGCCTCAGCGCTGAATCAGGGCGCGAAAAGTTCCAAGGCGCAGCTGTGTCGCTTGTCGTGCTAGATGAAGAGCATCCACAGGATATTTTTGATGAGTGCATGCTTCGTACCGTAGATTGTAACGGACGTATAGTGCTAACAATGACGCCGCTAAAGGGAATCACGTGGCCGCATGACGTGTTCTTTGAGAATCCGCGACACGGCTATAACACTTACGCCATATCTGGACTCGATAATCCTTGGATCAGCTCTAACAAGCTAGTGAGAGCGATCGGCCACATGTCGGAAGAAGCGAAGCGCTCGAGATTATTCGGAGAATTCACAAATCAACAGGGCTTAGTGTACAGCGAGTTTAATAGAGCAGTCCATGTAATTCCACACTTTATACCGCCGGAACATTGGCCGCGAGACAGATCGATCGACTTCGGAGTAAAGAATCCTTTCGCCTGTCTATTTTTTGCACACGACGAAAGCGACGACGTTCTACACGTTATTGGCGAGTATTACAAGCGAGAGAAAACAACGCTAGAGAATGGCCGCGAGATTCGTC